AATTCTTTTTTTACAATATCGAAGGGGCAAACGTAGGAGAATACACGCCAATTTATATACATTTATTCACATCGGTGGAGAAATAGTGGTGGGTATTTGCGAATTATGTCAGGAAGACCCCTGTGTATGTTTGGAAAGGTACTGTAATCACGAACATAAAACATATCAGGCAGAGGAAAGGGACACTAATGTACCAGAGTCATACACTTGTGATAATTGTGGTAAGGATTTTGATATCCCAGAGCCTGATTGGGACTTAATGAACAAGGAATAATTATACAGAACCCTAAAAATAAATTAAAAAGGAAATACAATGCAACAGATATTTAAAGAACCTTTAATAGATACGAAGGAGCTGTGCAATCGGCTAGGCGTAACAAGACAGGCAATATACAAATGGCGCAAGCTGTCAGACCCTATGCCCGTAAAAGTAGATAATACAAGCAAAAACGGTAAAACTATTCGCTATCTTTACAGCGATGTATTAAACTGGCTCAATGAAAAGAAAAGAAAATCCGAAGTTCTTCGCTAAAAAGCGGACACGATCAGGACGTTACATTACCATCGCAGAAGGCGAGACTAGAAAAGAGCTGATCGAAAACATTAAGTCTGACAGCGAAACTTATAAACAAGAGAGAGGCAAAGATGGCAAAGAGACACATCGACACACTCCTGTATGACCGTGAATGGTTTCAGGTACTTCACCCAGTATATAAATGTTTCTGGCATTATATATGCGGAAAATGCGACCACGCTGGTATATGGGAAGTCAATATGCGACTGGCACAGTTCAGCATTGATTCCGAAATTTCAACAGGTATAGAACTCGATTATGACAATGTTCTTAAAGTATTCGATATGCGAATTGTCGACCTGGGGCGCAATAAATGGTACATAGCTAAATATGTTATGTATCACCAAGGCTCAATACTCTATGCCAATAATAACTTCCACATGAGCATTATTAAAGTATTAAATAAATATAATCTTGTTGATGAAGATGTGGATGGGAATTACTTCGTGCGTATGCTACCCTACGAAGATAAAAATAATAAAATAGCGAAAACTGTGAAAAAAAGTACCAATAAAAGATTCATAGCACCAAATCTTAAAGAATGTGTTGACTTTTTCATAGAAAAAGATTATACTAACGCTGAATCAGAAGCAAATAAATTTTGGAACTTTTATGAATCAAAAGGCTGGATGGTAGGCAAAAATAAAATGAAAAAATGGCACGCCGCAGTCGCTAACTGGATGAGTGATAAAAATAACAATAATGACGATAGAACACATATACAGGAAGGACACCTAGAACAAAAGCGTGACTGGTGAAACTTTATTTAAACCGCATCCAGGTAAACAGCGTGAATTCCTTAAATGCAATGCAGATTGGGTGTTTTACGGCGGCGCAAGAGGCGGTGGGAAAAGCCTCATGCTTGCATGGAAAGCAGCCCTGACACCAAGACTATGGCACTATGAGCGAAATCGAATACAAATTACTAAAGAAAAAGCAGCACAATTTAAAAAACAAGGCAAAGTCTGTCAGGTTAAAATTGAGAAAATATCAATCGACTACCCAGACTTTATCGCTCTACTTGTCCGTAGAACATACCCCCAGCTTGAACGTAACCTCAAACCCGAATGCGATAAACTATACAAACTGTACAATGCCAGCTGGCAAGAACGTAACAAATGTTATATATTCCCCAGCGGAGCAAAAGTCTACCTCGTGCATTGCCAAGATCGCCGTGCCCTGGACAACTACATAGGCGGTAACTATAACTTCATCGGCATAGACGAAGCTAACCAGTTCCCCGAAGATTGGGTCGAAGAATTAAGCACCTCTGCCCGTACCGATAACGATGAACTGAAACCGCAAATATGCCTGACATCCAACCCTGGGAATATCGGACATATATGGCTTAAACGGAAATTCGTAGACATCTGCCCACCTGTTCCTGATAAAAATCAGGTATACAGCGAAGAATTCGACGTTCATTACCAGAAAAAAACATCTGGCAATACCCACATAGACGAAGAAAATATATCTTGGAAATTTATCCCAGCAACTGTGTTCGATAACCCTACACTGCTTAATAATGACCCTGGCTATGTGAGAAAATTAAAAAAACTTAACCCCATCCTAAAAGCTATGTGGCTAGAAGGCAGATGGGATGTGTTTGCAGGCACTTACTTCGATAACTGGAATCCTATGCACCACATTATACCCGAAACACAGTTCCAGTACGGCACACATTTCAAAAAAGGCACGCATACACTGTACCGCTTCTATGACTATGGAACTAAAGCTCCCTTTGTGTGCCTATTCGCTGCTGTGGATCGTGATCAGAATATGATTATCTTCGACGAAATTACGGAAACAGGATTGTCTGCCTCAAAACAGGCACAGCTCGTAAATAGGTATACTTGGAAAAAATATAAACTTAAATCAGTAGACTTTGATGACGATATTGCCGACCCTGCATACTGGACAAAACACTCTGAAAAAGAAGGCGCACTATATAGCCCTATGAACTTCTACTCCGACGAAGATATCTACCTTTCTAAAGCAAATAACGACAGAAAAGCAGGAGCAAAAATAGTCTATGAAGGACTCGAAGTTCCCGACAAAGGATTGCCCAGAATAAGATTTACAGAAAATTGTGTACAATGTATTGAAACTTTTCCTAACTTACCATCTGCAGAAAATGACCCAGAAGATATAGATACCAAAGCATACGATCACCATTATGATGCTACAAGATACGGAGCTTTGAAGGTTCTTCCTACACTGGTCACTGAAGAAAAAAGGAAACGAGGATGGAGATATAAATTGTTCCAGTCTCCGAAAAAAAGCGGATCTCTTGACTGGAAAACAGCATAATGGCTGAATCACAATATGCAGCTGGCGTACTGTCCAAACAAGCAGATAAAGTTATAAAAGCATGGGAATTTTCAAAGGATTCTTTTGAGAATGCAAGAGAAGAATCCGAAAGAGCCGTCAGGTATCTCAATAACGATACCTGGACTTCAGACGAAAAGACCAACGCTAAAAAATATAAAAAACCTACCCTCAAATACAATATCATTGCTCCAATTGTCTCTACACTGGTAGGCAATGAACAACTCCATCGCCGTCAGGCAAGATTTAAACCTACCACCATCAATACAGTGCAAGCTGCGGATATCGTGCAACAACGCTGGAATGCACTGTCTGATGAACAGGATATAGAAGATAAACTGCAAATTGCATTTATCGATGCCCTTACAACCAAGCTCGGCGGCTGGATCGAAAGATCTTGGGAAATAAGTGCAGACGGATACTTGGACTTTAAATATGAGATCTTGAATAACTTTCGTATATATATAGACCCAGAGACCAGAGCCAGTGACTATGAATTAAAACACTGCCGCTGGCTTATCAAAGAAGGTTGGGAAACACTTGGCGTTATCAGCGAAAAATATGTGATCGACCCATACGACGTAAAACAGGAAAGAGGCAGATGGTGGTGGAGCTCACTATCCCAGACAATACGCAGAATGACCGATAAAACCTATTCGTCCAACCTTGAAAATTATGACAAGATTAATGACCGCTACCGTATCCTCGAAATGCAAGAGCGGGTAACAATGAAAATGGTGCAGATATTCGACGGTGTGGACTATTTTATAGTGCCTAGGGACGAATACAAGAAACTAAAAAAAGATAATCCCTCCCTGATGATCTTAAAAGAATTCAATAGCGATAAAATCCACGTTACTACTATTATACCTTTCTTCAAGAACTTGGTCGTCAAAGATGAAGATATCGATCAGCCTACAGATAATTTTGACGTTTTTCCGATCTGGTCTTACAGCTATAACGTCCAAGTCAACGAACAAACCTCACTGGTTGACCTTTTACTGGATATTCAAGACGATGTCAATAAAGCCAAATCACAAGTGCGGGACTATGTGACCCAGATTCTCTCTGGTGGGATATTTATTGATAAACGGGAAAAAGAAACAGTAAAAGCACTGAAAGAAAAAGGCAATCAGCCCAATATGGTCTATGAGCTAAATAATCCAGCCATAATGCCACAGAAAATGCCCCCTTCCACACTACCCCCAGATATTATGCTGAACGCCGAAAACAGTGTTAATTTCGCCCAGCGTGTATCGCTCATATCAGAAGCCATGAAAGGCGAAACAGCAAGATCAGGCGAATCAGGTGTTCTGTTTGAGCAAAAAGTACAGCGAGCTGCAGCCGCAATTAATCCCTATTTCAAGAACCTGTCCAGATTAAGAAAAGTGCTGGCAAAGGATTTTGTGGATAATTTTGCCTTTGTCTATGCTGAAAAAGACAGGATTATCAGAGTGAAAGAGGAAAGCACATTCAGCGAGCTGATCATTAACCTGCAATCAGCAGGTCAGCTATACAACGATGTCAGGAATCCTTCGCTGTATGTAGAGCTCGATGAGGGTGAAAGCAACATAACCAATATCGAAGAAAACTTCAATAAGATGCTCGCCCTGTCAAATATGATCGGGCAAATCAATCCGTCACTGGTGGATATCAGGACACTGGTGGAAAATGCGCCTATTCCTGGCTCGGAAAAATATGTTGAATATATAGACCAGACCTTGCAAATGCAGTCAGAAGCCTCAAGACAACAGGCTGACCTCGATAAAACCCATAAAGTCTTGGAGAATGTTAAAACAGAAAGAGGCATGATGACCGACGAAGAGAAACTGCGCTTGGAATCAAAGAAGATAGATAAAGGAGTTAGTAATGACAAATAGGTATATGAGTACATATAAGAAGCGGAATAAAAAGAAAGTGTCAATTGTTAAAAAAGCACAAATAAAACGTCTAAGACAAGAAAGAGATGCCCAGATTGCCGAAGGCTCCCGAAGGCGGAAGAAGAGGTACTGGGAAGATAAAGATCAAGAGTTTAAAGACGACGATGACTATACCAACAAAATCATAACTTTAGAAGAAAAGAAGAAAAGAAAAAAGAAAAGAAAACAAGCATATCTTGATTGGGATGAATCTCTTGTGCAAGCAGAGGCGGAAGAGAA